TCCTTCATTAAATGTAATAATTCTACTACCATTAGATTGTATAGCATTTTCTAATGCAGAATTAGAATCTACTCCATTTTGAACATCTTCCCAATAACTATAGGCTTTACCGCCAAACCATTCAATAGGAATTTCTTCATTTAGAATTCCTTTAGCTATAATATCTATTAATATATTATACTTATTAGAAGATATTGTAAAATTTCCATCTAATATACCATTCTTTAAACTACCTCCAACAAATTTTAACTCACAACTATCTGGAATATTAATAGTATTACCATTCAAATCAAAGTCATACCTAATTTCATAAATAGTATTAGGCATGTTGATCATAGATTGAGTAAGAACATTCTTATTACTTTGAATATTCTTTCTTAATATTCTATAACCTAAACCACTAAAGGTTGAAGTATCATATGCTCTATTAGCTTCTTCAATCTGACCAGAGCTATTCTTCTGTAAATCTTCAGGATTTAACTCAACTGCTGTTGTAATTTGACTGTTAATCCAATCAAATACTTCTTGAGCTAATGCAGATAAACCAACAGATGCAAGTTGAAACTCTGCTGTATTATATGGTAACCAGTAAGAACTATCCTGCCAATGATTATCATCTAAGTTATTGTCATTATAGTACTCAACTGTTAAAGTACCTGCATAATCTATATAACTTAACCAGATACCTCTTCTCCTATTCTTCATAGGAACCTGTAATCTAGTTGCAGCCTTACTACCCACATAAGGTAAAGCTATAAAGTTATTCCTTACAAGAATATTATCAAGAGATTCCTTGGTAACTCTATCAAGAACTAAGTCTGTAAAGGTCCAAGGAAATATTTTAGAATAGGAGTTTGCACTCCTATCCTTTTTAATTAATTGCTGATTTTCCATCATTTACTAATTTAAACAATTACTACTTTTGAAGTTAAAGTACCATCTTCATTTATCCATTTAGTTCCATCCCACATAATAGGTGCATTTAGAGTAGTATCGAAATACTCAAATCCTACAAAAGTTGATGCAAGAGATGGTCTTTGTGCAGTTGTTCCAACCTTAGTATTAATTGGATAACCATCTGCATCCCTCCATGCTACACCACTCCACCACATAGGCTTCATTAAGTCAGTATCAAAATAATTGAAACCTTTCTCTTGAGCATAAGCAGCAGGTCTATTAGCAGTGGTACTATTTAATGGTATATAATTTAACCTGTTATTTCTTTTATATATCAGCTTAGCATCTGTGTCATAGTCTAAGTAAATATTAGAAGTATAGTTTATAATATTATTATCTGCAACTGTCAGGTTAGTAGTACCAGTGTTTAACTGGATAGCTCTTGCCATAGTAGGTGTAGACTTTATATCTATAAACTCATTACCTTCAAATATAGTATCAGTAACATAGTTAGCATTAATTGCAGAGGAGAAAGCACTTGTTACTCCATCCAAACTCTCACTAATAAACTTGTTATTCTTAAATATAGAGTTATGAATACCTGTTAACCAAGATACAGCACCTCTACCACTTCTAACTATATTATTTTCTACTCTAAGGAACTTAATACCATTATTTCCAGAACTACCAGCCCCAATTAATAAAGAAGCTGCAACCTGTGAAGTTTGAGTATAGTAACCATTGCTAAAAGTATTTCCTGCAATAAGAATATCTGAAATATCATAAGTACCAACTACATAAAAGCTTAAACAACTTCCAGTTGTACCAATAGATAATTCTATAAAGTTATTTACTATCTTTAATCCTGATGGTAACTTAGTTACATCAACTGTGTGATAAGGTCTAACTATAATACCTCCTCTACATCCAGTAGCAATATTACCTTCAACAATAGTGCCCTTACCATGCATTATTTGAATAAAACCTTCAGTACCAATACTATAATTACCCTTTATATTACCATAAGTAGCAAAGTATTGTATGTCTGAAGCTATACAATCTACATCAGTGAACTTATTATTGAATATACTACCATAGTCACCATATGCATAAACAGCATGTTCATGATATTTTTCACAGATGTTATCTGAGATAATAAAATTATTACCTGAAGGGAACACACAGCTGTAGCATTTACCTCCAATAGAGTTAGCTATAAATCTATTATTCTTTATGATAGCTGAGTCAGCACCAACATTAGTTCTAATACCCATTAATACTGTGCCACCAGTTGTAGAATGATTAACTCTACCACCTATAAATAAGCATGAATCTACAATTAAAGCTGTTCCATAACAATTAATACCGTGAGTAGGATAATCTTCAAAACTAAGATTAGATACTCTACAATTATTGCCATCTACCTTCAATAAGCAAGGATGCCACTGTAATGCAGTATCAGCAGTATTAGTATCTAAGAATCCTACATCATCAGCACCACCAGGTCCTTGTAACCTACCTCCTTCACCTAATAATGATATATTATTACCTGATAATTCAAACATATTACCAAGTATTGTAGTAGACTTTATTGTACCTTTGATAACAATATCAACATTATCATTGGATACAGTTATAGGATATAAGGTGTTGTTAGCTACAGCATTTGCTCTTTGGTCTATAATAGTACTTCCAGTACCAGTACCTATTACAACTTTATAATAATCCTGTACCTTTGGAAATAATACTGTAGTATTTGAAGATGCTACATTAAACACATCTTGTATTGCCTTTCTATCATCTGTATTTCCATCTCCAGTAACATTAAACCATAAGACATTTAAACTGTTATTTTTAACAGTTCCTAATAAATCAGTCTTTATTTTTATATCACCTGTAAGGAATGTATTGCTAAAATTGATAGTACCATTAGATATGGAACCTCCTTCAAATAAAAGAACACAACCTTCTGGTATAATTACAGTCTGACCATTAAGATTATAATCATACTGTATATGATAAATAACATTCTCCTTACCAATCATAGTTTGAGTAAGGTAGTTAATTAATCTGGTTTCACCTGTATTAGGGTCTGTAAGAGTCTGTAAGTTCTTTCTTAAATATACTCTACCCAAACCTGAGAAGTCATCTATACTATAGTCTTTATCCTTGAAATGCATATAGGAATTACCACCAGCATCAGGTTCAGTCATAGTTAAGTCTTCTTGATCAGGAAGTATAGAGTTAACAATTCTAGACTCAAGTAAGTCTACCCATAAAGTAGTATTATTCCAAGTTAGAACAGACTCACCTTGATATTGGTATAAGTGCCATTCACCTTGTTCATTTAGGAAGGTAATAACCTGACCTACTTTTCTACTTCTCCAAGGTATAACTCTAATAGCTTCATCAAGAGTATTATAAGATATACCATATTTATCAGTGACATTGATAAAGTCTGATACTCCTAATGCGAAGAACTGACTTACTATATCACTGACAGTAGTATTTACATTCTTACCACCCTGAACTAGAACTATAGTCTCATTTCCTTGAAGAGGAGTAGTAGCTGAATCAAAACTAGTATCTCTAGCTGCTTTTGATTTCAGATATGCTTCTATTTTTCTATAATCCTCTTGTGTAAAGTACATAGCGTATTAATTTGCGTCTTTAACCATAATATCTGCCACTTTCAATGCAGACAGAATTGCATTTACCTGAGTAACTACTGCTGCTAACTCAGCCCCACCAGCTAAATTAGCCACATTAGTAGCTTTCTTCACACCACCTATTGCACTTGTAGTTGCAGCAGGCAGTGTGTAAGGTTCTGGGATAGTAGGAGTGTTAATCAAATCACTATAATCACCACTATAAGCTACCTTAGCTAAGTCTTGTGTTTCACCTGAAGAAACATTAGCCCAGCCATTAGGACCAAAGTACTTTAATGAGCCTCTAAACATCCACAAATCAAACTTTGATGGTGCAGATTCTGACTCAACTATACCATTATATCTTCTCATATTATTTAGTATTATTTGGTTTCTTATTTATTTGTTCTTTCTTTAACTGACTTTCAATTCTTAGCTTCTTATTATCAAAGGCTAACTTCTCATCGAATTCTCTAATTTTTTCTTGTAGATTAGCTTTAGCCTCTTCACTAAACTCAACATCCTCACTAGTCTCTTCATTAGCATATTTACCCATTTGAGCTATTAGAATTGCAGTCTCATTATCTCTAACATTCATAGTATCCTTTAACTGCATTTCAGCTTGCTTCTGTTGCATTTGAGCTTGAGCTATATTCTGTTGAGCTTGTAGCTGTTCTTGCTGAGCTTTCTGTTGTCTTTGCCTAATCTCCTGCTCATCTTTTTCAATCAATCTCTGTTTTTCAGCTAAGCTACTTGAAGTGTAGAGCTTAGTAATAGTAGAGAAGGATAAAGTCTGAGTTTGAAGTGCAGCCTGAGCTAAAGAATCTAATTTACTATTGAGTTCCTGAGTTCCATTGCTATTATCTACAACTAAACCATAGTCAGCTTCAGCAAATTCATCACCATCAATCTCCATTATTCTAGTAGATGTGTCTGATAATATGTACTGGAACTTCTTAGATCTACCTTTAAGAGCTATCTTAGCTGTTTCAAGTAAACATTCAAGTACTCTCTTCTTAACATCATCATGTTGAATGAATAACCATTCAGTAATATGTGATGATTGAAGAGTAGCTCTTTCTACACCTCCAACAGTCTCTCTATTACTAATTTGACCTTCTCTTTGTTTAGTAATACCTGCAACTTCAGCCATCTCCATCTTGATAAACTCAAGCAGATTGACTAATTGCTGAATATAATTACCTTGGTCTAAGTTAATACCACCAGTAGAAGCATTGTTAAGTGCACCAGCTAACTTACCACTAGCAGCACCATAGTTACCTTCTTTAAAACTATCCTCTACTAGAACATGATTAACCTTAGCATAGTACATCCATTTATCAACTTCCCAGCCTTTAGGAACCTTAGCTAAATCCATTCTAACTAATGCTCCCCAGTTATTAGCTATAGCCTTATTCAATCTATCATGAATAGTATCATAAAGATAGTTATAAGGCTTCATCATATCTACTAAACTGAAAGGTCTCCCTTGATTTAAGTTATAGATAGAACCTATAATACCAAAGTGACATCTTGATGGATTTGATAGTCTGTTATATTGAACCAATCTAGGTCTCATATTAACAAATATCTCATTACCAATCATAGTACCTTCCCATGCTTCATTAATCCACATAGAGTACTCCTCTTCACCTCTATTTCTATCTATTTCATAATCTTCTGGATAGAAGTTATACTCCTCTTCACCTGTTTCAGGGTTATAAGACTTAACCTTTTTAACCTTTCTCTTTGATTTCCAATATACTCTAAGTACTCTTAGATTACCAGCTAAATCATAAGGAAGAAGTGATGTACCTACACTTTCAGGGAATAAATTAGCAGGGTCAAAATAGAATCCATCTGAAGTTGTAACCTCATCACCAATCATATTAGCATTGACAAAGCCATATCTTTCATCTATATTATCCATACTATCCACAGTATTCTGACCTATATGATCAGGCAAAGACTCAATATACTTAATATCTTTCTGTGTTAGTACATCATACCATGTATCTATAACTCTGCCTGGACTCCAATAGTCTTCAACTATGATAATATCAGCATCTTCTACCTTGTTACTGTAACCTGCTTTAAATACTCTTACTTTAAGAGGATTCAATCTCTCTATTACTGGTTCACCACCTACTATATCACATTGGTAAATCTCTTCACCAACAGCCATAGCATCCATGAAACCCTCATTAAATATAAGAGGAATATCATATTCCTTAATATAATGATTGAGGAGAGCATTAGCTCTAATCTCTTTTAAATCCTGCCATTCATAAGTAAAGTAATCATTGAGCTTTTCAAGCTTTTCATTGAATTCATCTTCACTTTGAGAAGTGTCACTAACCTCTTCTTGAAGTCTTTGTAATAACTCATTCTTCTTATTATTCTCAATCTCTGATATAGCTAGTGGGTTAGTTACAACTACTCTAAAATCAAAGACTCTCTTACTTTCTTCACCTCTTAGAACATTCAGCTTACTATTCATTATAGGATAATGCTGTATTCTATCTGGTATATATCCTGCCTTCAAGTCATCAGGATTCAATACTAGTTGCATATCCTGCATATTAATCTTTCCTCTAAGAAGATTGTAATTAATCTGCTTATGGACAACAGACTTTCTGACAAGACTATAATTAAAGAATGTCTTATTATTAGCCCATAACACACACTCTTTTCTCCACTTCTTAGTCTTTTGACTGAATGGGAGCATTTGTCGGGGGAAATTGGCAAACTGATTATCCATTATTTACCTCCTTTCCCTCATATCTCCATCTATATCCATAAGCGGATTTAGTAGAGTCTCTACATGCTCTAGATATATCTGGTCTGCTTGCTTCTTTATTAAAACTCATATTAGCCTCACTTATAGATTTATACTTTTTAATAAAAACCCAGTCTAGAGAATAACATAAAACTGAAACACTTTTAGCTTTACTAACAGCAGAGTATATTCTCTTTTTGCCTTCTTCAGTAAAGTTTGGATGTCTATTATCATACTTACCCTCTTTTCTAGCTCTTTCAAATCCCTTTTTCTGATTGATAAGAATTAGTTCTCTTTTAGTTTCCCATGTTCTTTTCATCTTATCTGAATGAAACTTTCTTTGTTCTTCTGTAAGATTTCTCATGGGATTAGAATCACCAATATTCTTACCAATACATGATTTACTTATCTTAGTTTTTATAATATTATTCATTGCAGAAGTTCCTTGACCACCATTTGCTACATTATAACAAATACCTTTCTTTCTGTATCTTGCTATAAGTTTAATCTCCAACTTACAAGCAATTTCTTTAGGTAAATTTCTAAAGAGGACTATATGCTCAAATCCATCCCAACCATACTTATCTAAAGCTCTAGTAAAGACTACATTCTTTCTGTATTCTCTACCATGTCTCCATCTTAACTCAGGATTAGAATGTTTAGTGATTCCTACATATACTTTATTGTTAATCTTATTAACATGTAAGTATATTATATATCTATCTTCCATATAACTTCTATTAGATAGTGCAAAAGTAAGTAAAATAATCCACCCATGCAATACCATAAGTGAATTATTTATACCTACTTACACTCTTTACTAAATTTACTGCCTTGTGGGATACCAGTTAATCCTGTTATTATTCATCCTTTTATCATAGTTATCAGTGAAGAAGGGATCATTGGCTAAATCAGAACCTATATCTTCCTTCATTTTAAGATCACCATGTGTAGTAATCATAAACTGTTCTCTATATAACATTAACATGCCTAATGCTCTAACTCTATCAACATTTATATCAGGATTGAATAATATTAGCTCTTTAATTAAAGCTCTATTTCTTATTCTATATAAATTAGGTACAGTAACTTCAGTATTTTCTCCATCTATTTTATTAATAATTGTAACTGGTTGTATTAACCAATTCCTGATTAAAGTATTGGCATAGTCATTAATTGGTTTATTAGCATTAACTCCTTTACTCTTATTACCTATTGTAGAATATTTAACCATGTCCTTATCCTTAAGATACTCAGGAACATCAGCTAATAAGTATAAACAATTCATTCTAGCCATATATGCATAAATTCCCTTTTTATTAGATTCATACAAGCATTTAGCATTATAGAATAAACATAACTTTCTAGTTATCTCAAAATTATCATCAGCATAATCTAATCTGCCAGTATACTCAGCTACTATAGAATCTGTCCATAGGTCTAATACAAACATAGAATACAAAGACAAAGTATTTGAAGAATCATCATCAACAGGGTCTAATCCAGCTATATATCTATTTGGGAATATATTACCATTATTATCTTTCTCAGGCATGTTAAATATCTCTATAGCTCCAGCAGCTTTATTATCTTTCAATGGGAATTCCCTTAGAGGTTTATTACTTGAAGGTGTATAGGTTATACTGCCTTGCTTATCTAATATAAGATCGCCCACATACACATCATTATATTCAGTAGGATTATTATCTAATTGATTTAATCTTTCATTAAGGTCAGTTATTGGGAATATGTTATTCTTAGTTTTAAGAATTGCCTCTTGTGGGGTAATAGGAATTTCAGCTATTCTCTTTGATATAGAGTTAATATCAGATGAGTTATATTTAACTATATATCTATCTTTTAGTATCTCTAAGATAGCCTTAGTTACATTAGAATTACCATTATCATCATAACAATCTGCTCTATTTATATACCCAGGAAAAAAGTAAGTAAACCTGTTTCTACCTTGCCCTTCTTTGTCATATACATTAGAAACAGAGTTAATATTATAGCCTACTGGATTATACATTAGCTCTTGCATAGAACTAAAATCTGAATCAGAGTCACCCGCAGTACCATAACCAAATATTAACCCCCAAATATCATCACCATCTTCTACAGATGGCCTAAGTATATTATACAATGTCAGTAATCTAGAAAAAGTACCAGCCTCCTCTAATAAGTATAGCACACCTCTAGAACCTCTAAGTTTAGATTCATCATCTTTAGATGTAATACCTATTACACTATTCTCAGTACCTCTTCTTGTATTAGAGTCTACATCTATATAACCCATAATCCATTGCAGGTCATTAAGTGATGATTTAATTCTCCTTGAAGGAAATTGAGTATTAACGGCATTAAAGTCAATATAATACTGAAACATATCAAGTATTTGATTAGCGCCCTGAATATACTTCTTTTCAGATGCTGTAACAACACACTGTACTTTCTTATTAACTTCTTTAGACTCTCCAAGTATAAATCTTTTAGCTAACATAGCTGCACCCAGATAACTTTTACCTTTGCCACGACTAGCTAATTCCATAGCATGCTTTCCTTTACTTCTAGCTTGATCTAAGTAATGAGTTTTATAGTAGTGCCCCTCCCAGACTCTAGGAAAATCTATAACTCTAATAGTCTTTCCTTTCTTATCTTTCTTAGCTAATTGAATAGGACAATAGTTTAAAAAGAAGTAATAATCTCCAGTTATCCATTCACCATCCTCTCTAACATAGCCCTCATAACATCTTCTTATTTCTTCTCTAATCCACTTACCATATTCACTATTTGGATTAGGATTAGGATTTAAATTAGTGTATTTACCTGTCTTTTGAAAATGCAAAGCTGATGGTCTGAAATAGTCCATATTTTCTAAGATATGAGGATTAGTTATGTCTACTATAATCTTACCTTCATTATCTTTAGGTATATCCTTAGTAACCAACCTATTAGGAGATATAAGAGACCTTATATAAGGAACATTATTAATAAAATCAAAAAACTGATCTTGAATCTCTTGAGGCTCCTTATCAACCTTCAACTCTTCTAGTGTACTTTGATAACTATTAAATTCCATCTTCAATCATTTTAAAAAGTTCTAATATAAAGGATATATTAATCTCCCTTTCTACTTGCTCAATATTAGAGTCAACTATTCTATCAGTAACCTGAGTAGTTAGTACCTTTTCTTTATTTTGATTTACTACTAACCAGAGAGTATAAGTTATAGTTTTATATGCTTTAAACTGTGGATTTGGTTCTTTATTTTTCTGAATAACATAAAACCCTTTTAATCCTTTTAACTCTCTTAACCTATTTAATGCTTCTATATAATCCTCTATTCTCATGATAATATTCCATCATCCATTAATGTCTTACTTCCTTGACTACCTCTAGCTCTGCCCTGTTCTTCAATTTCTTTAGTAACTAGTTTTTCTGCTTCTGCTAGGTCCTTAGCTAACTGAGGTATTTGTTTTATTGCTGATGTTATACTATTAATAGTATATACAGGTTTCCCTTTATCATCTAGTAGAGTCAAGTCAACATTTCTTAGAAAGTCTCTAACCTTGTCTATAGCTACCCTAGTATCTTGTAAAAGTAATAAAGAAGTAGTAGTAACAAGTTGCTTATATATATTAATAGCCTCTTCTAATTCCTTAGATGGTTTAAAATCTTTAGGTAATCCTTCTTGAGTTATAATAGCTTTAGATCTCTCCTCATCATTAGTTATATAGTTATATGAACTTCTAGGATCAGTATAAAAATATAAATAACTCATCTGCTTTATAAACTGCTCTTTACTTTGACTTCTATCCTTATTAAACAATACCCTAATAGGCTTCACAAGTAGTGCCTCATCACTTATTTTTATTTCAAAATTTACATATTCTATTAGTTTCATATACATATAAACTTAAAAAGCCTAGCCTAATTTTTACTTAAGCTAGGCTTTGTTATTAATTCAAGTCAATTCTTGGTTTGCCTTTTAGATGCTCTTCAGTTACAATAGTAGGATTAGAGTCAAACTCTTCTACTTCTTCATAGTCTTCAATTACATAATCAATATCTCTATCCTGTAACTTCAAGCATGGTTTACCATCAATTTCAATTATATCAAATTGATAATTCAATTCAGTTTGATATTCCTCCATACCATCTTTTAATGATGGAGCTTGATTAGGCTTTTTAACCTGTTTAGGTTTGAGGAATCTAATTGGATTAATACATACTAAATCACCAACCTGAACACCATTTACATGTGGTCCAACTGCTAACACTGTTTGGAACTCATCTACTGATCTTCTCATCTTTGAACTATCAATTATACTAGTTCCTGAGAAACACATATCTTTTTCTTCAAGAATGTTCATCGTTGTGATAACAGCAGTGAACATTGGTTTAATCTTCTTAATTACTCTCATTTCTCCCTTATTCTTTTTATATATTCAAATCTCTTTTTAACTCCTAACATTCTCTCATAAGTGCAAGTAAGTTTGCCTAGTATTCATCAGAATGTTCTAATCTATGACAATTAGAGCATAGTAAAATACATTTTTCCACTTCTCTATAAATTCTTTCAGGAATTTTATTATAATGCCTTAAATAACTGGTTATATTAAAATCCTTCTCTTCTGGATTTATGTGGTGAAAATCAAATATTGCACCATTCTTCCCATTATATTCTAAGCCACATATAGAGCACTTATTACCTTTAAGTGCTATGAGTTCTGATTTATGAGAATGACCATAAGACTTCTTTAGCTTCCTAACAGTTTCTAACCTTGATTCTTTTTGGGAAACTGTCATATTATTCTTGTAGTTTTCCCACTTTTCTTTATTATCTAAATAATATTGCCTTCTATAGTTTTTAGCCTCCTCAGAATTGTTATTGTGTTTCCACAATTTAGCTTTATCCTTATTATTCTGATAATATTGTTTCCTGTAAAGCTTCCTCTTCTCTTTATTATTTTGATAATACTCCTTCTGCTGAGCTGCTACTTTTTCCTTATTTTTCTCATACCACTCTTTACTATACATGTCTCATGCTTTTTATCACTTCCCATTGTTTCTTTTTACCCAAGTATCTCTCCCATGTGACTGACATTTTTCCAATACTTGGGATGTTAAAGTTAGTCCTTAACTTACTAAAATCCTCCTCATTCAGTGATTCTTTTAAAGGTAAACTTGTTATAGTTTCCCTTATAAAAGCCCAGTGTGACTCATAAGCCAGCTTCACTACTTCCACTGGAAGGTTAAGTTCTATGGCTACTTTCTTTAATATCTCCTGATAACTCATTGTATATCAAATAAAAGCATTAGTTTAAATGAACCATTATCTTCAGTTATATTAGGTATAAATCTAGGATTTATCTTATTATTAACTATCAGTCCATTTCTCCTTAATTTCCCCATAATTACTTGAAAGTATGCTGGAGTAACCTTATACTCTTCTCTTATTTTCTTCTTAGTATCCTCAGACATAACTACTTTATCAAGTATATCCTCATCAGATATAACTTTACCTAGATTATATCTTTCATATGTAAAAGCTGTAATTACATCTATCTCTCTATCAGTTAACTTATGGAATGGCTTTAGAAATTCAAACCAAAAACGAAAGAACTTTTTCTGAGAGGTAGGTATTCTAATTACATTATTAGCTGCCACTTCCATAATAACCTCCTTATTCTTCAGTTACAGGTTCTTCAGTACCAAATGTAATATCCTCAATCTCTTTAGCACACTTAGCAATAAAGTTTTTACTAAAGACAGAATTAGTAGATTCAACTACTCTAAACAGATAATCAAGTCTTTTAAAGGTATTAGTCATATACATCTCTTGTATAGCACCCTTAAGTTTTCTATTCTCTTCAACTAACTTTCTATCTTGTTCAGATAACTGATGCAACATTCCAGTTAACTGTTCTCTTGATAATTCCTTAGGACCTTTTGGTTCCATCTTCATTTCTTTCTCCATCTTCTACTATTATTTGTTTAAGTAACTTCCACCATAAACTTCACCATACTTCTTCTCCCAAGTATAGATATCAGTCTTATCTGTTTGAGTACAGCCACACTTATCACAATAGGGCTGTCCATTTACATCTCTAATAGCCAGAGACAAGCATTTAGTGCAATATTCTACTGGTTCACTATTATAATCATATTGCTTTTCCTGTGAGTCTTCCATAAATGTTCTTCTTATATTCATTCATTGTTCTGCTATTAACACCAGCTCTTCTAGAGGTGTTCACCCTATTATTGAAAGGTCTTTTAGGTGTTATAGTACCATATTTAGTCACATCACCTCTTCTAATTGCTCTAGCAACTGATTTATACTTAGATACTGCATCAAAGATAATTAAATCTTTAAGTTCTTCAGGACCATAACTAATATCATTCTTCTCACTCTTTACTAAACTCTTTTCTTTCATATTTCCTTAGTTATTTGTAATACACTAGAACATACTGTTCACCTTGTTTAATAAGTGTAACTATCTGTTCTTTCTTAATCTCCAACTCATTGACAGCTTGAATTATTCCTCTTACAGTAGGTTTATAAATAGCTTCCATATAAGTTTCTTTAGCTTCTACTTCCATTGCCATATTACTTTTACTTTAATTAGTTGCGAAGGGAAGAATCGAACTTCCAACACAGTATTACTGCTTCTTGTGGTTATGAGCCACACATGTTGCCATTACACCACCTCGCAATTTGAGGAGATTTGCTATTGGTACTCCTCTTTCTCCAGTATCAGCTTAGCTGGAACCCTCTATCACCTACCTCTAATGAGATTCATTGTAGCATAGAGTGTTACTCTGTCACTGAATGAATAGCAGCTTTTAGTAACTTCTTTCTTTTAAAGTGCAGTATGAAAACATGTAGTAATCAAGTGCACTAAATATATTTGTATATCTCACCTCTAGCAATCCTTGCTATTGTTGTTTTAGATGCTCCTGTAATTTCAGCTACTTTTCTTCTAGAATTGACTCTTAGAAGTTCTCTAATCTCTTCTACCTTAGAAGGACTCAAACGTCCATTATGATTACCATCATACACTCTATTTATAGTAGATTTCTTCATAAGCTCAGTATTACTTCTTCTAGCTCTACAGTTACAGCTTAGGTGTGAGAATGCTATATTCTCTAAATTGAAAAACAATTCTTTTGGTGTATCTGAATCTAACCAAGGTGTTTTATGTTCTATAGATAACTCTTCTACTTTATCTATTGTATTCCCACACTGATAGCATTTATTCAAATTAAACCTAACAAGTAGATTATATAATATGTTCTTTTTCAAAATTGCCTGAGCAGTACCTATTGGCATACCAAGTTGATTGCTCTTTTTCTTATTACTATTATTCATAATATTAGTTCTTCAACATTATTACAAGAGGCTCTTACCAGAATTGAACTGATATTACTGGAGTACAAAACCAGTTTCCTAACCATTGAAAGAAAGAGCCAAAGTACCTCTGATAGGAGTTGAACCTACATGGATAAATCCGAGGGATTTTAAGTCCCTTGTGTCTAACCAGTTTCACCACAGAGGCATACTTAAGACTATTAGTATGGTCTAATATCACACAAGCCAAACAAGTACCTATATTGATTAATCTCCTGAATAAAAGTCTCACATTCAGATTTAATACCAACATAGACTGTTTCTTGAGGAATCTTATCATAGAAAGCTAATGTATTAGTTCTAACTTCTTCAATAAAATCCATTGCATTTAGTGCATCACTAGGAATTCCCTTAATAACATTAGGCTGCATTTTACCTAAAATTCCCATATATCCTTCAGCAAGAATATCTTGAAAGTCCTCAACTTTCTCTAAGAATTCATCTAAGTAAACATGAATATTCTTCTTAGGTGCTGCCCAATGAAGATTTTTACACTTTGTTTTATAACCTTCTAGTTTATTTATAAAGTTAATAAAGAACTCTGCACCATTAAATGATGATTCATGTACTTCATTATCTTCAATTGGAGTTAATAATCCATATTCCATATATCTTTTATTTTGATGTTACAAAGGTATGTATTTTATTTCATATATGCAAGTAAATCTGCATATTTTTTTTATATTTTAAGTTGGAGTAGAGGGACTCGAACCCCCAGTCTCAGAGAGAAGGGATTTACAGTCCCCCCAGCTACCAATTACTGATTATACTCCAATATTAACTTAACTTCAACTATTAATTGGGAAGAGCAATTTGCTCAACCCAGTCTCTTAAATTATTAACTACTCATTAGAGATAAATGTATTACCAGTATATCTCCATGCATAGTTCTGTGCAGCTAATTCACAGTATGCTTTAACTGCTTTCTTTACTAAATTAAGAACTCTTTTCATAACAATATAAATTTGAAGTTAATATATTATGCTGGAATGATAGGACTTGAACCTACTATCTTCAGATTAACAGTCTGTTGCTTTATCCATTAAGCTATAGAGCAATCTATATACTATTTCAATCCATAATTCTTATTACTTGCATCAGTAGGATTAATAACAGCACCATTAACTGTAACCCTATCTACTTGCTCCTCTTCTTTAGTCTCAAATACTAAAGAGAATAGTTCAGATTTACTAATAAACTCTTTCTTCTTTTCTAGGATAGTAGACTCTAGTAATCTAACATGATTCCTGTATTTGTCTAACTCTTCTTCAAGTTCAAGTATATCATAATACTCTTCCTTAATATCATTAGCAGCACTACCACTCATTAGATGAGGATACTTAAATACCACCTCTTTAATTCTATTCTTATCTTCTACTACTACTTTCATAACTTCCTTATCTTTTTATCTAAATACTTACTATAAATCAAGAACCCTACTCCTACTAAATAAATACCCAGAGGTATTGAAAGTGATATAGGAATTAACACTAAATACTTCAAATACAATGGTATTCCCTGTAACATTGCATTAACTAAAACAGCTAACAATGCTATTAATGAATATATAGTTAATATACCATACCTGTCATCACACTTATCTCTGAGATTAATTAACCTCTTTAACTTCTTCTCTTCTAGTGTATCTTCTTTCTCTTCTAGTATAGAATGATTAAAGATAACACATTTATTAGGGTCTACAAGCATATTACAACTATTTAATTTAAAAGAAAACTACTCCTATTTTCACAAACCAGAGTAGTGTGGAAACATGAAATCCAATCATCCCATTTTTCTTTAAAAGCTCTTACATTATGAATTATTGTTCCATCAATCACTCTGCAAAGGTATGTAAAATAGTTGAGATACACAAATATCTATAGTTAATAAATGTCAAGTCACTAAGCATCAATAGAATAACTTCACTTGAAGGTTAGAGTTAAATGGCTTGTCCACCAAAATACATCCTTGATGCATATAAATATGTAATTGAATTATTTTTTTTAAATTTTATTTTTTTTGTTTTTTATGTATAAGTGTGGGGAGTAATCACTCATTACACCCCCATAGACTTTGACTTTGGGGATTCTCCCCCTCCTAGTTTAGAGTAGAATGCTTATTACTCTTTCTTAGTATTTGAATCATTAAAACTATATTATTATGAACAAGAATCTAATTATCACAGTTCTAACAATCATGCTTGTATTAGCTATGATTACCATCAATCATCTTACTAACAGAGTAGATGACGCAAGAGAGTATATTAAAGACCTTGAGTCTACATATCCTGATTATGTGGATACTGTATCAGGTGGTGATGCTTATAATGAGTGGTATAACTACTAACTCATTACTCTTCTAGTGAATTTGAATTAACATTAGAACCTTGTGGTGTATAGGTTAACCACACAAACATTATGAATATCTTTAGTACATTGAAAACTTATGCAGGTAAATGGAGTGTTAAATCTGAAAGAGCATTTGATGCTGAGGAAATCAACGCAGTTAAACAAGCTGTAGTAGTTCCATCTAATTATGGTAACTCAGTCATGTTTACCATGAAGGCTGGTGGTCAGACTTATATTGCATGTAGTAGTGATGCTACTAGTGCAGTAGGTGAAGTCATTGACTTGTCTAAGGCTACATTGTTAACCCTTGAAAAGGAGGGTGAGGATGACATCTTAAGAATTAGATGTTAAAGTGTGAATCATTGAGTAGACTATTATTATAGTCTACTCTTTCAAGTTTTAATCATTAAATACATTAATATTATGTGGAGTATAATAGGTTTATTAGCTATAGCATCATTGTTTATAGTGAGAGATTAAGTGAGGTCTAACCTCACTTTCTTTTTTAATTGTCTGGTAGAAGCAATAAATTTGAGTGCATAAACTCAAAACTCGTGACTAAAATAAGAACATATTTAATTATATATATATATATATATATTATATTAGTCACACTTTTCAAACTCCTATGAAATGAGAGGTATAGTTTCAATGAAATGAAGTAGTGTGTTCTTTAAATCAAATATATGTAGTTCTTTAAATCAAATATATGTAGTTCTTTAAATCAAATAGTATATTAATCATGTTAACTAGTAGTTAAATAGTAGTTAATAAGTGTTTAAAGGTAGGAGAAACTAATAAAAAGTAGTGCTCATTACTCCTCCCTAGTATCTGATTAATCAAAGATTTAATAAGATAAAGTTTTGGTTACTCTCATCATTAGATTAATAAGATTTTAAGGTTTAAGATTTTAAGGTTTAAGATTTTAAGGTTTAAGATTTTAAGGTTTAAGATTTTAAGGTTTAAGATTTTAAGGTTTAAGATTTTAAGGTTTAAGATTTTAAGGTTTAAGATTTTAAGGTTTAAGATTTTAAGGTCAGCCTTTAGGCTAGTCAGCCTTCGGCTGACACCTGTTAGCAACAATAAATAAGCTAAAAGTTAAAAGCAAAGCTCATTACTCCTCCTTAGCTCTTGACACTCTGCATGAGTTATTGCTATGTTGGAGAGTCATAATTAACATATTACATTAACATTTAAAATTTAGCATTATGAACATTTTTGGAACATTAAGAACTTACGCTGGTAAATGGAGTCTCAAATCAAGCAGAAAGTTTGAAGAAGAAGAGATTAACGCAGTATCTAAAGCTGAGGTTGTGCCTTCAGCCTATGGTAATTCAGTTTGCTTCTTTATGAAGTCTGGTGGTAACAAGTACATTGCATTGAGCAATGATGCTACTGTTGGTGTTGGAGACTCAGTTGATTTGAGTAAAGCACAGTTATTGACTCTTGAGAAAGAAGGAGAGTCTAATATACTTAGAGTTAAAATTTAACGCTAAATGCGCTAAATTTACTTGAAGTGATAGTTTAATAAAGAGGTGTAAGTGGCTGAATATCTGAAACATACCTTCCACTTTACATCTCTTTTTTCACATTTGACATAAGCAACTGATTTGCAAATTAATAACTGTATTTCCTGATGAATCTATTAGAACCTTCATTCACAAGTGACATAATTTGGACTATAATAGCCCTATTTGCCATAACAATTGGCTGTATTGTGTCATCAAAAGATAGAAAACATGACTAATTCAACAAGAATTTAGTCACTTTATAGCTAACTTAGTTTAATTCTAAACCCTGAAACCTTAGGAATAAATCTACTAAACTGAGGTTTCTACAGTGTAAAATCCAATGAACAATTATGCCTAGTTAATCAATGAATAATAGTAGTTGATAACATTAGATAGAGGGCTAAATCTATCAGAAACATAAAGAACAAATATAATATAATATGATAGCACATGAGACAGACAGTAGTTATAATCTATAATCTTTAATGTAAGCCGTATGAAATTTAATTAAGCAGATGTCATAACGAATAGAGGACTGTGTTGAGATTAGTAAGCAGGACTGAAACATCAATAATACTTAGTGGGAATTCCAAAATGAGCACTGTTAACTTAATTAGAGAGTAAAGGTATAGATAGGAAAAATCCAGGCAATGTGACCGTGGTAAAGTTATGTTAGATTAGTTAGATACAACTACAATAATTAGAGGAAAGGTATCTATTTTCTCTGGTATCCATCTCATTGCAAGTTAAGCAAGTTGAGTAGTTTAATGGTTAAAACACTAGTTATAAATAGAGAAAGTAACTAGTAATAGAGGTTCGACTCCTCTCTCAACTTCTATTAATAAAAACAACAACTAATGTGTATTTTAAGTATGAGAAAAAGAATTAATAGAGCATGTATTGCATCCTCAGAGAACTACAGCTCATCAAAGAAAGCTCATAAAGCTATGCTTAAAGAGAATCATGATAATAACAGTAAGTTATTTCTTATGATTAGCACTTCTACTACTCCTAAACTCTCACCACTTGAAGAGTTTGAGTTAGGCTTGAAGAACCAAATTGAACAATTTAAAGCTAGAAGATATGGATGAACCTTATAACTGGGAAGAATTTCCTTATGAAGTTGATGAGCCTGAATTTAATGAAGACTAATCAAGATTTTAAGAATGAGGAGAGTGCTAAACAGTACTCTCTTCTCAAGAAAACCATCAATAAACCTATTGGTAAACTAATAAAAGAATGTCATGAAACACTTGAAAAATATAATACTAAGCATACTGTTATTAACAGTAGCTTGTAGTTGTGTGAAGTTTGAGCCTATTGTTAGATACACTGAACCTGATGATACATGGAACTATGCTACCTTTAATCCTTCAAGTGTAGTAGAGTATCATGGAGCTAAATCAAAGAGAGGCTATGTATATTGGATGATATATACTGATTATGACTATGGATGGAGTAATCAAGTAATATCAATGGATTGGGAAACTATGTCTGCTGTAATACTCATATTAAAAGCACCATTAGAAGATAGAGACAGACTAATGGATGAGTATGAACCTACTATTCTGTATAAACAAGGTTATCAACCTGTGTTAGTATTAACAGATAAAGATTAGAAATAGAGTTATTTGAATAACTTCATAAAGCAATTGATTCTTGTTTGATAAATGTTTGACAGTAACAGTCAGTATGTGAATATAGACTGTTACATTTTTCTTTAATCTATAAATAAACAATTAAATAATTAAATAATATGGAAGAAAAAAGAAATATCACCATATCTCTTAAAGAAGCAAGAGAATGGTATAAGAGTAATAACAAAGCTCTTAGAGAGATTGCATTAAAAGCTTACTCTGAAAATGAACTGGCTGATTATGAATACATGAAGAGTCAGATAAGCCTTATCAAGATTGCATGTGAATTACCTTATTCAGAAAGAGGTAAATGGGACACACTCCACAAATTAGCTATTATGGCTAAATACTATAATGGTGATTGGAAGATGGAAGCTGGTAGAATTGGTTATTTCATTGGTAAAGTCACCTCACATGGTCCAATAGTAACAAAGCTAGGTGATAACCTTGCAATTCTTAGGCATGAGACTGCACAATATGCAGGTGTTGTGTACTTTCAAAAGGCACAAGATGCTAAAGATGCAGCTGACTTGTTAGGAGATGAATTGAAGTTGTTGTTTTAGGCATATAATAGGTTAAATTAAATTGATGTAGCTATGTTGTGAAACATGGCTATATATGCTCCTTTAGCTCAGTTGGATAGAGCAACGCCCTTCTAAGGCGTGGGTCATAAGTTCGAGTCTTATAAGGAGTACGATGGTTTGTATACACTAACTTTCACCCATGAAGGATTGTAACCTCTTGCACTAGCAAAGTTACTTTTATTAATACCAGATGTTCCTGCTGATTACAGGTAATCAAACATCTGGTATTTTCAATGTAAATTCTAATAAACAATTATATGAAG